GTTGATATAACAAACCTTTAGGACGAAACGCCCACAGCGTGTTGTGTGTTGTGGGTGTCTAACCGTGTTGCGGTTGCTGATGAGTCCAGCATGACTTGATTATGGAGGTAATTATGGGTTACGAAGTAATAGTGAAATGGATACCCGAGGACATACAAGGGCATCAGCCCACTTGGCATGAGAACAAATGCGAGTTCGTGTTAGACGAAATTTCTAACGAATTGTCATGTCGTGTAGTTGAGTTCGGCAACGAAGTTCTTGAAGAATTGTTGTCCGAATGGATTGATGAGAGCGAAGAACATTATTGTGAGGAGGACTCAGAATGAGTATTTGGGAAGTTTTTATCGGATGTTGGGGCATCATTTGGTTGATGTTCATGATTGGTTTATATATCATCCCTCGGGAATCGGGTTCACAGCGCTATAAGCATGGGCGTGATTATCCGTATGACCAAGATTTAGATTGGGATGATTGACAACCGCACACTAGTGGTTGGATATAGTAATAGTAATCGTTTAATGATTTGCCATCTGACGATGGCATCTAGTATGGATGATTTGTCCATGCTAATAAGCAATATGCAACTTAGGAGGTTGTAATGTTAGGCATAACTATGGGTGCCGTGATTGGCACAGAAGTAGGGCACAAGCCCGAGCCAGTGGTTGTTGGCGATATCGCTGACATCCAAGAAAAAGTAGGTGGACACTTTGATTGTGTTCGCATTGAGTGTGGCAATTCCGAGGACGGAACCGTGTTCACACTGGTTGGTTATGTTCACGATGAGGGACGAATCATGGAACCGCCACTAGACATCAATCTTGTGGCATCAATGATTTTCAATCAAGAGTTGCGTGGCAACTGTGTCATCTTGAGCGGTACGAATCCTGCAACGAACGAGTATGACGGCGAGAATTATGATTTGCCTTCGGCATTTTATGATTATCTCTGTGAGTCGTTCACGAAAGAGGTTGAGAAGTCTGTTGCGTTTACTCAGATGCTCGCCACTGCTGTGGGGATGGCTCGTAGAGATGATGCCATCACCGAAGCCGAGTTTCAACTTACGATTGACACAGTTAATGGGTTGAGTGAGACTGCGGTGGGTGGCGCAATGGATGGGTTACCTGATGAGGTTAAAGCCATTATGGAAAAAGCCATGAAGTACATGGTCAATAAAGTATTTGAACAGGGGGAGTGATTTGGAAACTGACGCACCAGTTGTGTGTTCGGATGGTGGGGGGCGCAAGCCCTCTACGCCGAGCAAGCCAAGCAAGAAGCGAGTGTTGTCACCTGCTGGCACCTACAGGTGTCCGAAGTGTGATAACGAAATAATTGTGTTTGTTCGCATGTCGGCTTTGCCGTTGTGTATTAATCATTCAGTTGCCAGTGGTGGCGCTGTATCTATGGAGGAGGTTAAGTGATGGTGGATTACATTAAACATAAAAAATCAACAGTCCTGAAAGGGTTTTATGCGATGCAACAGTATGCACAGCAACAGGAACTGAAGTATCGTGATGATGCGATACTTGGGTCGTATTGGTCAGGTATCAGCGATGCGTTGGAAGCCGTTATTCAGGCTACGGAAAGGTCATAATGGAACATGATGATTTAGCGGATGTGAAACCGTTGGGTGTTCGCATAGAGATATCTGATGGTGTGCATGGTATGTGGATGGGCAAGGAACTTGCCGAGTTACGCAATTATGGTGTGCCTTGGACAAACGAAACCATCCTGAACTATTTTGAGGATTTGGTGAAGTTCCATGATGCGTGGTGCGAGTCCATCACTGCGGTTCTGTTGCCTGACATGGCATCCGAATTACAGGCGTTGAATTTAGATAACGAAACTTTTTCTAAATGGAAACTGATTCGCACCTATGTGGAAAGCGCATACACAAAGTACGGGGACAAATCTCTGTTGTCCATATTGGGCATACTTGGTGTGACTCCCACATTGTGGATACAGGCTTGCACCACAGGTGGCATCCCCAAATGTTTCAAGGCGTCAGATGATTTCATTGATGAACTGGAGCACTATTACATGTCTAGGGACAAGGTGGTGTGGGTTGAGATGGGTAAACATTTCGGTCTTAGCGCCCATATTGTCAGCAATCTATCTAGAGTGTTTTTCGCTAGACATAAAGCGAAGTACGGTGACTTAATGGGTCAGCGTAAATCTGCCCGAGAACTGTTAAACGATTTGGCGTTGTGTACGGATGAGACACCTACACATGTTGCCAAAGAGGTGTTTGACCGTACTGGTGTGGAGTTTCATATTTCTGCGGTTACGAAAATTCGTGCCCGTTCTAAACAAGGAGGTAAGTGATGACTGGTAAAACACAGATACATATTGACCCGAACACAACTGGGCGTTGCCCAAGTTGCAACGACAAGTTTTCTGCCACCGAGTTTCCGTGCAAACCTGTGTGGTCAGATGCGTTTGATGACATTGTTTGTTATTGGTGCGCTCGTTACGAAATCGTGTGATATGATGTTAATTCAAAATCCGATTATGGAGGTCTAATGAAAGTAGATACAACAGCGAAACGCATCTTTGTGCGTCAGTCATGGTTGAACGATGTGTTGATGTGCCCTGAGCGTGCTCGGTTGGCTATGAAAAATCCGCAGATGCGAATGAACAGCGATGCCACAATGATTGGTACCGCCGTCCATCATGGCATTGAAAACTTTATCAACACCTCCGAAGATGTGGCGTTTGCGGAAGCCGAGTTGGATGAGATGGTGAAAGTTTCTGTAGCCGAGTATCAGCGATTACTGACATTGCCTTACAAGCGAACAGGTGTTGATGAAACAAAAATATTGTCGTACATAGAGTCCATGTGCACCGCATGGTACACAAACATTATGCCATTCGTAGAGATGGGTGGGCGTACTGAGCACCGTTTCGTGTTACCTACGGGGACGAACATAAACGGTTACGACATCTATATTGAAGGCACTATGGATTATATTTCTCCATCTGGTGTTATCTGGGATTGGAAAACTGCGGGACGCTCATACTCGGGTGCCGAGAAACAAAAGAACGCTGTACAAGCATCCATGTATGCTTGGGCTGCATGTATTGAAGGCATGGTGCCTGACCCTGACAACATTGAGTTCAAATATGGTGTGATGATTCGTCAAGAAACCCCGAAAGCACAAGTTGTTTCAATACATCGCAATCAAGAACACATCCGTTGGATTGGTCACCAAATTGTTTCGGCATGCTCTATGGGTGTGTCAGTTGGTTTTGACCGAGAGTGGATGTTGAACGACCAAGGACATTTGTGTTCATCAAAGTGGTGCGATTTTTGGTCAATGTGCAAAGGCGCAACAGTGTCTGACGCATCACTGATTCTCAAATAGCCATGCGTGAACCGATAGAACTGGTGGTCGCTACCGCTGTCGCTACGCAACAACCGTTGTCCATGCCTATGGTTGAGGTGCAATGGATTGATGCGGTTGGTTCAGGCGACAGGTGGGACACACCTGAGAATGTTGATTCCATAATGCCATCCAAAAGTTTCGCTATCGGATACTTGTGGCAGGAATCCCGCACACATGTAACTTTGATTATGTTGCTGAACGATGTTGGCACAGTTGGACATTCGTTGGTGATACCTAAAGGTATGGTTGTGAACATTCGTTACTTGATTCGCAATGACAATCCAACACTATCAGAATGATACAATATTTTTTATTAAGGCTGGTGAAGTGCCACATGGCAAGTGTGACAACCTCCCCTTTGCCAGCCGACTTGTAAGTAATACGAATACAGCAATAACAACAAACAACACCTTGGAGGTGTAAACATGAATACCATCAGTAAAGACCAATCAATAATTACGCAAGTTGCGGCGAAAATTGCCGCTGACTTGACGCCGAAAACGGATGACCTACAAACAAATGTCGGAAATTGGGTAGTGGCATTTGATGTAACATTGGAAGCACTGCTTGAGAAGCACGGCATGACAGGACTCACGGACGAACAAGTTGTTGAGGTCGCTCAACAAGTGTTCCCGAACTCTGTTGTCGTAACACAAACACAATCAACACCACAACAAACCTCAGGGTTTCAAGTGCGTGTCAAAGGCAAACAACACGGAGATATCCCAGCATGGTTGTCTGCTGAATGTGCGAAAAAAGGTGTGACGGAAGTATGGGACAACCGTGATGGTTTGACCGTAAACCCGAAGCGTCCTTGGTTCAAATCAACCACCAGCAATGATGCGTTTTGGGCACCGAAGCCTAGGTCATAATGCAAGACCCCGATTTTAAGGGGCGATGGACTGCGTTAGGACGGGGAGAACAACTCCCCGTCTTTGACGCATCTAAGACACCTACACAGTTTTTTAAACCGCTGGCACTCGCCGCAGATGAATATGTGCATTGGGCACAAAACCCTGACGAACGAATCTACCTAGGGTTCCCCGACATAGATGGGCAAATGCGTGGCATCGCACCATCAGAGATGTGTTTAATAAACGGCTACAGCCACAGCGGAAAAACTTTGTTTCTGCTACAAATTTTGCTCGCAAACAAAGACAAACCAGTAATCTACTTTTGCCCTGACGAACCTCGCACACTAACTTTGATAAAGTTGGCGTGCCTGACACACGGGATTGATGCCAACATATTGGAACAAGACATCTCGCAAGGCAACCCCGAAGCGATTGAACTGTTACGCAAAACATCAACCGAGGAGTTCCCGAACCTAGCGGTCTTTGACCAAATGTTGTCCCTCGCAGACATGGAACGGGCTTTGAACGAAGTACGGGAGATGTGGGGACAGCCATCGCTAATCGTTTTTGACTACTTGGAACTGCTGACAGGCGGTGGTGAGGATGTTCCATCCAAAGCGAACACGCTCAAAGGTTTCGGCAAACGACATAATGTTCCATTATTGGTATTGCATCAATCGTCCCGTTCCGCAGGTGCGGATGGGCGAAAAATGACTATATCTTCAGGTGCATACGGTGGTGAGCAACAATCAGCGCATGTGATTGGTGTTCGCCGTAAACGATTTGAGATTGAAGCACAGATTCGTGAGATAGAAGAAAAGTTAGATAAATCTAATTCAACAGAACGGCTGTTGGAGCGGTTGGATTCGTTGCGATACGAACGCCGTATCCACATGAATACCGTGACCATCAACCTTGTGAAGTGTAAACGCCCAGCGTCATCGCTGTTGGATGACATGGATTACGAAATTGAACAAGGCACAGGCAGACTGACACGGCTAACGAACCACAATCTGCCATCAAACATGCTCCACAAACCCGATGATGTCCCCGTAGTTCAGCAACTAGAACTCGCAGACTTTGGTGATTGGTAATGATAAACATAGAACCACAAGTAACTGGACTGTTCGCAAACCTGTTTCGTGGTCGTGGCGATGTGTACGGACACGAAGAAGGTCGTTGCGTCAAAGAACCGCTAACACACGAGGTGTTCCAACGACACTTGGATGGTGTTGAAGCCATCGGTGTGTACCCGATGGTGCCCATAAACAACATCTATCATGTTGCGTGGGGCTGTTCAGACATTGACATTGAGGATTATGCTGGCGCCAAAAAGATTCAATCAGCGTTACAGGCAGTGAATGTGCCATCGTTTATAGAGCGGTCACGCTCCAAGGGCTACCATGTTTGGGTGTTCGCTGACCGACCAGTACCAGCGTCAGCGATGCGCAGAATGTTTCTGTGCGCTCATCAAGTCGCAGAGTACCCTGCACGAGAAGTGAACCCGAAGCAAGAAACATTAGCCAGTGGACAGTACGGCAACTATGTGCGTTTACCGTACTACAAAGCGTTAGACATGTCTGATTCGCATAGACGCATATTGGATGACACAGGCACCGCACTACCATTAGACGAATTCATTTCGCTTGCCATCAAAGGGCGAACCCCAATAGAAACCATAAATCATCTTGCATCATTATGGAAAGAACCAGTCGCATCACACACAGTCATCAACATGAACCAGTCAGTTGCGGTAGCGGATGCTTTGACACAACTCTCCCCTTTGGGGAAAGTTATATGGCGTGATGGTCCTCTGCCCAACAAAGACCGCTCAACAACACTCGCAAAACTTGGACACGAATGTGTCCGTTCATGTATGTCCCCAAGCGAAACAAAAGTTGTTTTACAAGACGCTGACCGCAGATGGGGCAAATACCATTTGCGCCCCAACGGAGAACTAGAAATAGACAAACTGGTAGTCCGAGTGTTCTCGTGAGAAAACCGTTTGACCAATCCATGTACGATTCGGATGACCCAGCAAAACATTTGGTGTTGGACTGGTTGATGTCGCAAGGCTTTTACGGGGACATAAACCCTGACCAATATGGCATAGATTTGGTTGGCGATTACGGCGGAGTCCCATACGGCATTGAAGTAGAAATCAAACACAACTGGAAAGGTGACCAGTTTCCGTTTAATACCGTACATTTCTCAGCCCGAAAACTGAAGTTTCTTAAAACCACAGCCGAAGTTGTGTTCGTAATGTTAAACCACGAAAGAACACATGCCCTAACAGTAGGGAAAAAGTCTTTGGAGTCGGCTATAATCGTAACCAAAGATACCATATACACAGATAATGAACAATTTATTGAAGTTCCGCTTGCCGAATGTACGATAAACATAATTCATATAAACAAAGGCGAGCAAGATGACAACCGAACGGAACTCTGAATCTTTCACTAACGAATCTATATCCGTTTTTGTCCCCGTAAAACCAGTCCCGAAGGGACGCCCTCGTATGACTAGGCGTGGGCGTGTATTCACGCCCCAACGCACCATAGATGCGGAGACATTGGTACGCACAGCGTGGGGAGACAGACCGAAGTTCACAGGTCCAGTGTCGCTGGTCATCAACTTTGCCCCCGATGGCACATTGATTGTGGTTTGCCCTTACTATGGCAGCGATTCTAAACTGCGTGGCGACATAGATAATTATATTAAAACCATAATGGATGGTCTTAATGGTGCTGCTTGGGATGACGACAAACAGGTTCATCATGTTGTGGCGGAGAAACAATGAAGCGTGTAATGATGTGGATGTGGGAATACAACATAGAATCCACCGACCCGAAAACTGGTAAAAAGATTATGGTGTCCGCCCTCAGTGAAACACCAGTTGAAGGCGGTAAGCGCAGGCGTGTAGCGAATTATCGTGAGAAAGAACATCGCCGTAATCTCAATGAAGTATGAACCAACAGCACGACAGGGAGCCTCGTTTTATGAAATACTTATGCAACCGTTCATGGATAATGACATGTCTGCGCCAACAGATTGGGAACTCATTGACCTCGTTCAAACAGTGTTTGATACACTTAGCAAAACAGATAAAGAGATTTTAAATGAAATATTTTTTCAGCAAAACACTTACGAAACAGCAAAAGACAACATTGGAATCAAAGCGAAATCTCACGCATGGCGGAAAACCCGCCGTGCGCTGGAAAATCTCAAAAAAGCCTTACTAGAAAACGAAACATTCAGGAGTAAATATGCCACAACCTACACCAAAAACTTGGGATGAAGCCTCGCTACAAGCGCTGGAATACATCACCGACATTGTTTCCACAGTCAGGTTTGAGGAACCGATTTGGAAAAAATATAACGCCATCTTAGATAGTCTTGCGTCTTTTGTTACTTGGCATGATGCCGCCAGTGACGCCACTGCGGTTTCTGTAATGGTGGATGCTGGGTGTATGGCTATGCACTCGTTGGTGCCTTTGACATTGGGCATGGACAAAACGGAGATGCACAAGTTGTTGTGCCGTAAACAGCACGATTACGGGCATGGGAACATCAGCAAGTTTGGTTTGGTTGGTGTTGCTGTTCGTATGTGCGACAAGATTGCCCGAGCAGAAAATCTGACGAAGCGTGGCGGTGTATCAGCACAGGTAACAGAACCGTTGAAAGACGCATACGAGGACATAATCGGCTACGCCGTTATCTCTGTCATGCTGTACCGAGACACCTTCATGTTGCCTTTAGATTCCGACAAGATTGCGCAAGACAAATATATGCCATTGAGACTGGAGTTAGATATATGAGCGAGGAACAAATCAGCCAATATGGTTCCAAAGGGAAACTGTTTGACATCGGTGGAACAACAATCAACATAGATGACGAGTTTATGATTGCGACACTGCTCGCAGTCATCTCTGTTCTTAACGCCATGTATCCCTCGTTGGATGAAAAAATCTCGGAAGTGGGTCAAAGAATTTATGACGAAATCACAAAAGCCAATTAACTTAGACATGTTTGAAGAAATGACACGCCAACTTATAGCGGAAGCAAAAAAGTTGGGGTTACCTCACGCCCGCATACGAGACTTACAAGAAACCAAAGTGGTTATCAAACAGATTAGAAAATCAAGAGAAAACCATTATGGACTTTAACCCTGACGACATGGATGAAATGTCAGAAAAGTTTGCCCGATTAATGTTTGACAGCGACAAAGGATACACCTTAGAGTTCTCTATCAGCCGACTACAAGCCAAAGACCTGATGCAGATGTGGACAAAAGCATGCCTTGGTAGCCACGAAGCGATAGCGGATTGTTTAATTGAATACGGAAAAATTATGTTAGAACTGCAATACGCTTTATCTAACGATGAACGAGCCTAATCTTCTTCGCTGTCATCAAGTTTGTCTCCGCACACAGGGTTCTGTGGTAACGGCTTTTGCCGTTCCGCACATGCACACACTTTTGCTTTAAACATTAATCCTCTGCTGGAATCAAATTACGGCTAATCATTTCTTTAGTAAAATCTTTCAAAGTAAACTGACGATTAATCAACTCACTACGAACATTATCGTCTTTAATAATTGTAATCGGAATACCCAACTCATTCAACCATGATTGACCAGTTCGGGTAGCATAATTTTCTTTACCACCCAAAGTACCGCCAGACAATCTTTGCAATCTGGAAATCAACGGAATAGCGTTACCCAAAGCATATTGAGTAAAACCCCTAATTGTTTTGTTGCCCTCTTTGTCATAAACAGGGTCAAACCCGATTGCTTCCAAAACATTAACAGCGGCTAACTCCAACCCACGAGCAGGTGTTTTTTCAGGGAACGGACCAACATTAAGCCCAAGTTGCCTACCAGCAACAAACTCAAAAGGCAGTTTATAAACTGGATACGCCTGACCAATTATTCTGCGTGGGTCTAAAATTGAGAGCAAACTTTCCTGCAATCTTTGTTGAGGCAAATCAGGTTGAATCGTATAATAGCCCTCACCCAGCAACGGCACATCACCACGACCAACACCCAACGGCTCACGGGATTCTTGCCATTCAGGGATAATTTCTCTGCTATCAACAGGCAACGACTGTTGCACCTTCTCGTAAATGTTGTATGCGTTTGGACGCATAAACTGGTTTGTTATTTGATTCGGAATGTTTCGTGTTGTCCAAATCCAAAACGGCACCAACTGCAACGCAGCCTCATCCAACTTGGACAAATCGGTATAATCAAAATGGTAGCGGGTTACTTTTGCAACCGCATCATCGTAACTACCACCCTTCAATATGGTGTCTAATGCCATCGGGAATCGTACCGCTGCTTCAACACGGGTGTTCGCACGGCGAACAGTCCTAGTGTACGAGTTGGTAGAGAATCCTTGTTTGCGAACAAACTCCGCTGCGTTCTCTGCAGCAGGCTGCATGCGTGTACCCAAACTAAAAGAATCCAAACCAGTTTTATTCAACAAATTGATTACACGCTCACCGAGCGTGCCAGCAATAACAGGTTCACGCAAATCTGTAAACGACCCCTGTAATCCTGTTGCAATCGCCGCCTTCAATGCCTGCTCATATTGCCCACGCACCACAGTGTCCGTAATGCCAAGTTCATCCAACCACTTTGCTGCACCATGCTTGTTGTATGCGTTCATAGCCTGAACACCCTTAACCGCAGTCATGCCATCAACACCAGCGACAGCGTTCATAAACATAGACGAATACGAGTTACGAACAACAAAACCAACACTGGTTACCGCATAAGTTTTAAACAAACTATTTGCAGCGGACAAAAACTGTCTAACCATACCAGCGTTCGCTGTGCTAAGAAGTTTCTGCAAATTAGGTTTCCACACAGATAACAACTGCTCAGGTGCTTGCACACCCAAACCTAGGATTGCTTCCCATCCTTCAAGCACCCTTTGTTCTACTGGTGCCATAACTTCACCAAACCTGCCAGCCTTAACAATGTCTAGTAGTTCACGGTTAGCGGTAACAGCGTCCTCTGCTTGAGCCATACCGACCTCACCGACATGCAACAACTGTGTTACACGCTCGTATGCCGTCTTAACTGTTTTGTCTTTAATGAACTTCGTGGATTCAACACTGCGTTGAACACTGCGTACCCACTCACGGGCAGCAACACCAGCCTCACCCCTTGCAGGCATATCTAGCATAGATTGCCCAACAGCAGCAAGTTCATTACGCAAAGCGTTACCTGTGCTGTCGCTCCACTGTTTTAATGTTTTGGCTTGTTCAAACAAAACCGTTAAACGGTCTTGATACTCTAATAATTTTCTTTCCGCACCTACGATTGTTTGCGTTGTTGCGCTAGAAGTTCCCACACCTGTTCCGAGAACGCCCTGATTTCCTGCTGGGACATTTCTGCTAACGGCTTGGGTGGCTGTATCAATTCCACGAACTCCTGTTGTTTCTTCTCTACCACCAGTTCCTCCTGTCGGTATTTCTGTTTGATTTTTTACATCCCAAATTGACTGCTGATTTCTTTCAACACCAGTTCTAATTGCTTCATCTTCTTTAAGTATATTGTCCACAACATCCAAAACAACTTCGTTGTTCTTTTTATCGTGCCAAACACCAAGATAGTTTTTGCCACCCAACTGTTCTTTCTTACTGTTGAAATATGATTCCAATATGTTTACACCAGTTGATTTCTCAAAGAAATCCGATGCAGGAACAATACTAGAAAATTCTTTTCTTGCAACCATATAACCAACATTTGGCTCTTTGCCTGTCAGCATACGCACAGACAAACCTTCGTTGGCTGCAACTTTTTCTATAATGGATTCAAGTTCTTTTGGTTTAGGAACAGCAATTTGTTTTGCTCGTCCACCAACACGAATGTTGCTAACAGACTGAGCAATAGAACGCTCTAAATTTCTGCGCAACTTTGCTTCTTCTTTTGTCGCTGCCTGTAATGCTTTTGTAATGCCAGCACGGTCCAACACAACTTTCTGCCCAGCAATATTGACCGTTTGCTTTGTGCCTGTAATCTGCGCAACTTGTGCTCGTGCACCAGCAACAACTTGCTGTCGTTGTATCTTTTGCTTAGCCAACATTTCTTTTTGAGCGGTCAATTCGTTAATACGACTAGCAATAGAACTACGAGCAACATCAACTTCTTGGCGTGCCCCAGCAGCCGCAGCCAAACGACCCGCAGCAGCCTCGCTAGCAGTCGTATAATCAGAACGCAATATAGAACCCAACACAGGGTTGTCGGCACCCTGAACAGGTGCCGTAGTTGAATTAGACGGTGTAACCATATAGTCCTGTGGTTTAACAACAACAATCGCAGTATCCTCGGCAGTGTCATCAAACAATTTCGCAGGCAACAACAACCCGTCCATCTGCCTTTCTAGGTCGGCAGCCAAAGCCACATCACCCAAAGCCGAATCTATAATCATTCTGCCAGTTTGTTCCGCAGCAGGGTCACCCGATATGTGCGCAATACCAACCATAGATGCAACAAAATCATCATAAATGTTTTTAACAACATCAGAGTCACCGCCCGCAGGCATCTCACGACCAGCATTATCCAATATGTCATCAATCAAATTAACTAAATCTGGATAGCCACGCTCAATTTCTGGGTCCAACGGCAAACCCTGTTTCAAGTCATAATAGGTTTTGATAAACACCCTGTCAGCATCCAACCCAGCATCTTGCAGTTGTGTATCAATGCTTTTAACAAAGTTGTCTGACCCAAATATTTCTTGAATACCATCCGATGTCCGTGAATCAACAACCTTGTTATCAGGAAAAGCATGGACACCAATCACATCAGAAGCACCTTGAAATATTGTTGGTTCGCTATGAAGCAACTGAAACGGTGCGTCAGGCGAACCTAAATCGGTTTGACTAGTGTATAGAAACCCGTTGTCAGGAGCATAAGTTTGTGCAGAACGCACCTCACCCATAATGCGATACCCGTTTTGCAAATCTTTATAATAGCCTTCTTGCTGCACCAATGCAGCATATTCAGGGCTGTTCGGGTCCACCAAATCTAGTTGTGCATTAATCTTGCGCAACTCGGCTGTAACGGCTCGTGCTTCACGAGAAACAGGAGCGCCACGAGCCGCCATAATGCGGTCAGCCAAAATGTTTATATCATCAGGAATCCGTTTGGAGTTTGGAAACATCGCCATATATGTTTGCTGCAAAGTTGTGCGCACCTCAGCCAAACCGCCATCACCAATCTCAACCGCTTGACGCAACTCTTTAACTTGTGCCAACAACACAGAATGTGTTGCATCAAAGTTTTCACGCATAGACACTTCAACGGTACTTGCCATAGTGCGGGCACGAGACAAGTCAAACTCTAACGCCCGCAGTTTTGTTACAGTTGTTTTAATCTCACGCTCAGTAAGTTTGCGTTGTTTCAAATTTTCTTTAACTAAATCGTCAGCATATTTCATGCCACGATTAACAATCTCGCCCAAGGTTTGTCGCTGGTTGGCAGCACCTTTACGCAACGAATTACGAACAGCCACCAAACCTTTGTGTGATTTAATTAGTTCAGAAGCAAGCGCTTTGTTTGGGATTTCAACATCTATCAATTTTTGCGCAGCGTCCTCACCATACGCCATCAACCGCCTAGTAAACACTTCACGGCTTTGCTGTTTAGCCAAAGAAAACGAATACGAATCAGCAACATTACCGATATCGGTATCAAAAAAGTTTATATCAGTGCCTGAAACTTCTTTAAAAATTTTGTTAATTTCATCAATGCCACCTTTTTCTAATATGCGACCCATAAATTCTTCGCCAGCCTTCAGGCTGCGAAACTTTAACGGTGCACCAACAGTAACAATTTCGTTATAACTAAGATTATTTGTATTAAAAACAACCTTTTTACCAGTCTTTTTATCTTTGAACGGAATCGGTTTAGCACCAAAAGCATCTATGGAACGCAAAAAACTTTTAGCATCTTTGGTAATTGTGTGATGAACATAGTTATCAATAAAACTAAAATCAGGGATGTCAGTATCAAAATCAAAACCAAACTGTTTATATTTTTGTTCAACAGACTTATAGGCACTATCTTGCCAAGCCTTATAGCGTTTAATTAATCCATCTTCAATAGCGGTTCTTGGTAACTCGGGGTCCTCAATAAGACTAATTAGTTTGCTGGCAACTCCAGCGTCACGGGCTTCATCAATAATTTCTTTAACGCCACTTGTAAACAATGCGTACGCATGACCTGTTTCACCCTTACCAGCGTTAGCAGCAGACCATCCAGCCAAGCCACGAATAACTGTTGTGTTGTTTAAAATATATTCGCCGCCTAAAGTTTTTCTTCCAGCACCAGCCAAACTTATTCTGCTAGCAGGTGTGAACACGGGGACAACCACATCACCTAAACCTTTTGCCCTAAGAGGCAAAGTGACGACTGAACGAGCAATATCACCAATCTGTGCACGGGTCAAAGCCCAACCTTGACCAATAACATCAGCAATGGGTTCAGTCCATTGCACAGGTTTACCAGCCAAACGCAAACCAGTATTAATACCTTCAGCCAAACGAATCTCTCTAGGGATAGCCCACATGCCGATGCGATTAATTTCATTAGCCTTACCAACCAGCGTAGGATACTTTTCCAACATTTCTGTTGTCATAAACTTTGCTGCCAAGGTCGCACGCCCAGCCTTGCCAACATATTGAACTTGACCAACACCAGTAACATAATTTAACGGTTTAGTAATTTCTTCAGAAATAAGGTTTTGAACAGTGCCAATATATTTGTTACGCTCAACATTGCGTTTAGCAATAACAGTTTTCTTTAAACCCCAATCAGGGTCCTTAGCCTGATTAATAAAATCTGTAAAACTAGGTGTAATTTTATCTTCACCGATATCTGGGCGTTTTAACAATTCTTCTTTTGTGTTGCCCATACTTATAATGTCAGCACCAATTTGAGCAAGAGGTGTTGCCAGTAAGGAACCAGCCGATTTAGCAACCCCTCTCAATATGGGGTTTTTTATACTAAGTTGCAAATCAGACAACTCTTTGCTAGCAGATTGACCAACACGATTAATTGGGTTAAGAACTTTCCCAAACAACCCAGCAACAGCCTCACCTTGAGACTGCAACGAAAAATCTCCACCAGCAGTAGTAACCGACTTGTAACTAGATTTAAACGGGGATAACACTTTAGAAACAGCAACATTTTGTAGTTTTTTGATAAACGATGGTGTTGGACCACCAGTAGAAACTTCTCGTTTTTGACCCGCTGCAATACGCTCGGCATCCGCAATAAGTTCCTGTTTCTGTTTAGCAGTTAAACTTTCTGAAAGACGGATTCTTTCTTGAACAGTTCGTGCACCAGTAAGTAACTTTTGCTGTTCTTCCGATGTGGTTGATTTTTCTTCTTTAAAAACAACAGGTTTTGTTGATTCTTGAACAACAGGAGATGGTGTTGTCGGCGCATTTTCCCCATACAGCGTTTTATAGTAATCTTCTAACTTTGGCGGTTTAGGCGGTGTTTTACCGCTCTTACGAAAAGCAGTTACTGGATTCGGTGTAATCGCCATCAATTATGCTCTAGTTGTTCCCATAATGGGATTATGGATTAAAACTGATTACGGCGTGCCGCATTAAGGGCGGCAATGGCGGCTTCTCGTTCACGGCGTTTACGCTCTGCCTCGGCGGCGGCGGCAGCGCCACCATCACCCGCAGGAGGTTCTGTTGGCGGTAACGGTGGTACCACAGGCATCACAGCAGGAGTTTCACCATATTGAGCCGCATTAGCCTGAGCCTCAGCAGTTCTAGCAGCAGCCTCTTGCTGCGCCTGCAAACGCTGCATAGCCAACTGGTTAGTCAAATCCGAATACTTAGTGTTAATTTGATTCTGATAAATGTTTTGACCCATACCTAATTGTTGGCGACCAGCCGCAGCAGCACCTGTCCCCGCATTACGCAACGCTGCCAAATAGTTTTGTGAACCAGTATTTAACTGTTGAGCAGAACTTTTAGCCAACTGTGCATATTGCGCAGCCAACTGCGCATCCATTGCAGACTGACCAGTAACTCCAGCAGTACCAGCACCTTCAGCACCTAACGCACCCATCAAAGGATTGACGGGTTGGGCTGTAGAAAAATCTACTAACGGAACATTAGAGTACGCTTGTGGCGCAACAAGCGAGGACAAGAACTGGTTTTCGGCACCAGTAATAGTTTCCTTACCAGCGCTAACAGCCTGAAGCAAAGCATCCAAATCTGCTTGTCTGCGTGATGGCAAATCTTCTAACTGTCCACCATACAACGCATCTGTTTCCGCACCTTGACGACCATAAATGTTTGCAACCTCAGACAACGCAGCAAATTTGCGTTGTCGTTCAGCAGTTGCATCTGCTTTCTCTTGTGCTGACGCCGCACGGTCATCCAACACTTCTTGTGCTTCACGGTCAGCCTTATCGTATTCCGCTTGAATTTTAAGACGAGCAAGTTCATTAGCCAAACGCTGAGCCTCAGTCAAAGCACTACTTCCACCACCAGTTCCACCAGTTTTAGGACCAAACTTTTCTTCAGATTTTTGTTGCTTTTTAATAAAATCTGCTTGAGCCTTAGCACGGTCAGATGCCGCATCTAAAGCACGCTGTCTGGCTTCAGAAGAAGAAATATATCCACCACCAGTTACATCACCACCAACATTGGTAATATTTTTACCCGAAGAACTCAGACCGTAAGCCCGAGCCCGAGCAGCAAGACGGTCAGCCTGAGACTGAGTACTTTTAGGTGCTTTACCTTTGTCTTTATCTTTAGCCACAATAATCTCCTACATGTTCCTAATAAGAGGCATACTGCTGCAAACTAGCAGCCGTAGCCATAATCTGTTGAGCCTTCTGCAAACGCAACTGAGCAATATAATCCTCAAGTTCCGCCTGCTCATCAGCCTCCTGCATCGCAACATTATTTAAATCATCCTGAATGTTCTGTGTCTCAGCACCCAAATCCCGTTGAAACTTCTCCGCATAACGACTAAGACTAGAACGGCGAATACCCGACTTAACATTTGCACCACCCAAACCACGCTGACCAAAACTAGACGCCAACGGCTGATAACCCTCAGTGTAAACACGGCTAACATCCTCAAGACGGCGCTTACCACGCTTCTGCCCCTGAAACGCTGCAGCCTGATTAGCCAACGAACCACGCTGACGGCGGCGCAAAGCAGACGCCTCAGCCAACCCATAATCACCATAATTTTCCATCATGCTCATAATGCTTTTAGCCCTGCTTCAATGTTTTTAACTCGTCATTCATTTCATTTACTTTCTTACTGATATCGGTAAAAATTTGGCGCAACACATCCGCATCAACACTAGTAAGAATGTTAATCAGAGGAAGATTCAAATTTTCTGCCATTATCCAAACACCTGCGAACCCAACACAACTTGGTCACTATCACCAGTAGCGCTGGTACCTGATGCCGCTGCTGTTAAACGACCTTGCGAATCAACCGTAATGTTCGCTGTCGTATATGCGCCAGCAACAACACCAGTCGCAGACAACGAACCGCTAGTGATAGCACCAGCATCAATATTTGTCCCCGCCGCAAGAGCCTCAACAAAAGTTTTGACAGCAGTAAAGTTTCCATTAACTTCTGCTGCGACAGCAGTAGTACCATTAACAAAACTATAAGGAATAGAAAGTGTAGCCATTAACCCTTAACCCTTCGTGATTGAAATTTGTAACCAATACTGTTAATACCCCATCTTTTACCCAGTTCGCCAGAAAACTCCAACTGAACACACCTAGCCAAACCAAGATTAGAACCAGTGACAACAACAGCGCTAGCAGCACCAGCACCCCACAACCCAGTACCCCACAAACCAGAACCCCAAGCCATCGCAGTTGTATCAGGAGTCAAAGTCAAATTAAAAGTCCTACGCTGATTACCTTCAGCCTCATCAAAATTGTGGTACACATCAACCGTAATAGTGGTACTTGCATTAGGTTCCTTCAAAACAAAATCAGGTCTGCGAAACATTTTCTTTTGAATATAAGAACCAGCATCAAACCATTTAGTGCGATAACGGGTAACAAAACTACTTGCAGTACCATCCAAGTTGTCTTGCTGCTCCTCATAATTATCTACAGAAACAACACGCCCAATATTTGCATGACACATCAAACCAAAAGACACACCACTAGAGTTTTCCCAGTTAATACCACCAACAAGCCCATACGAATCAGATGACTGAAACATTGTGTATGTCCCAGCAGCATTAATAGAAGGGTCATAAACAAAATTGACCGTCACCTTAGTGGCGGCAGAACCAGTTGTAGAATACGGCACACCAAACCACACACGGCTATTAACCCAAGAAACATCAACAGGTTTAGTCGTCACATCCAAATAGTTTAAATCTATAATCGGTTGCAACTGGTTAAAAATGTTTTTTACACTAGAACCATTATAGTAATGAAACCCCTCAGGATACGAAAAAAAATATACACCCACATCAGACTGCGCAAAACTACGAGGAGTGTTAATACCAAGATGGTTAGATAACTCAACAATAGTGAAACTTGCTGAATCGTAACCAAACAAAACAAAAATGGCTCTAGGTTTAAAAATTACCAACTGACCAGAAACCACAGCCAAACCAGTAACACCATTCCCGCCACCCTCCACATCAATATAGTCATCAGTCATCCAATCCTCAGGTAAAGAATCGTGCGACCAACGCACACGATTCGGAAACTCAACAGAGTTCTCAATAGTATTAGCAGCAAACATTTTATTAGCATGGACAGCAAGATGTTTGGCGCACGGCATAAAACCAGCAGTTGGGGTAACATACGGTTGAAAAGTAGGACCGCTCGCCGTCAAAGCAGTAGCATAAGTATTAGCAGTCTGCCACTTATAGCCACCGTTACCGCTAGTGCCAGTAGAAATATATAAAGTTTTACCCCACTGAGCAAACCCTGCACCAAAATTAGAACCAACAGCAATATCGTTACCAGACGAATACTGCAAAGTAGAAAAATTGCTTCCAGTAGAACGATAAACCTTAGTGCTGTTAGACAACATTATTTGTGGTGTATCACCATCAAACCGAAACAACCGATGAGGATTCCAACTAGCAATAACACTGCTATTAATCGCTGTATAGCCGCCACGAGTAAACACCCCACCTCTAGGGTCCACATCAACATTCAACATCTTAGGAGACTCATTCTCAGCCAACTGAAACTGGTCAGCACGAAGATTCAACCCACCAGTAAAGTCCTGTTGCTCAAAAATGCCGACAGTCATTAGTTACCTAAAGTTCTTCCAAGTTGTTGCATCCAACCCTTGAAGGTTGGTCTGCCACGAGTTTGTCCATGCGCCAATATCAAATGGGCGTGACTAACTGGTTTCATTTCGGCGTTTCGTGCTAACGCAACGCCCTCATCAAACGCACGCTTATATTCGGCAGACATACCAGTGTCCTCAAGACGCTGATAAATACGACTGCAAGCATAATACACCAAAGGCAAATGCAAATTCTTAGACGCATCAACATTACCTAATGTTGTAAACCAATCCGTAGGCTCACGATAACCACGACAAGTTAAAGTCCGAACACTGTTCGGCTTGGGATACAAATGTATTTGACTATCCCACACCGAATAAAACAACGGATTACCAGAAATGTCGTAAGTACCAACATAGGTTTCCTCAGCCATGTCATGACCAACCATGTCCAAACGGGTACCAATATCGGTGTTATCCACAATGGAAATAACCTCACGAATAGGGTCAGCAGTAAAATTGGCAACCGTATAAGCACGCTGGTTTACAACTGTGTTAAAAGTAAAAGTTTCCTCCAGAAACTTCCAACGCTTCTCTAAATCTAATATGCGATAATAGCCGTCACGAATATACATATTCAACAAACTGTCTGGCAAATCAGCCGTATCTAAATCCGTTATATCACGGACAAACCCACGAATCGTGGCAGCAGTCTGGGCTACATAACCCATTATGAAACCTTTTTAGTTTTAACAGCCTTACGGGTATGCCCAACACAAAACTCGGAACCCTTAATGGCAAACCCCTCACAACTGTCCTCGTTAGCGGAACACTTGCCCTCACGACCCAAATAAGGTCCACTAGGGGGCGCCTGACGGGCGCCATCGGTGTGGGCTAAACGGTATCCAGTAACTTTTGTACCATAATACGCTTGGGCTTGAACTGCTGTAGGAGGGGCATCTGTAGTCATCACAAATGCTGTATCTGTTCCCAAATAGGGTTATTCGCCACCCAATAGCATCTGCAACATCCGTAACTGTTTAGCGGAATCCACAACACGGCGACCAGTTTTTACACTAGGACCACCCAACTTAGCAATTTTACCTAACGGCGCAAAGTTTGAACCAATGTATGCCGCCTGAAGCGCCAACTGTTTCTTGGACATTTTTTTACCAGTAGCCAAATCGTAACCCAACTGACCAACACCACCAGTAGTTAATAAATCCAACCCTTTTGCAGCCTTACCAGTATTTTTGACAATACCCTGTGAAACAGCAGCATTAGCAGAAGCACCAAATTGGTTTGCCATATTAGGTTGAGTACCTTTTGGAAGGTTACCTGAAGCCATGCCAAGATACTTCAACAAAGCATCCAAATCAAAACCCTGAGACTTCTTAGCAGGCTTCCTAGCCACAACTACTTCTTCTTTTTACGATTCTTAATCGCTTCTTTAGCCTTAGCAGCACGGTCACTTTGACGCTTCGCAATTTTCTTAGGAGCATTAACACCACCAGCAGCCTTGGCTTCATCCATACGCTTCTGCTTCTTAGCAGCCTGAGCAAGAATTTCGTTTTCCGATTTTCCCTGCTGTTTTTGAACAAACTTAGGAATATTGTCTTTCATGCCCTTAGATTTTTTGCGTGCCTGATTAATCTGCCTAGGAGTAATCGGTTTACCTTTGCTTTCACGGATACCAAAAATAGTGTCATCGCCACCCGTAGCAATACGGTTATTTACTTGCTCACTTTTAATCATTCTGTCATAATCTCTCACCATGCGAGCAACACCCGAGCGTCTAGTTTCGGCATCTAGTTGTGTAGCACGCTTTGCTGCACGGTCAGCAGCGCTTGGGCGACCTTTCTTAAACTCTGCATATCTTTTTGCTTCAGCAGCAGAATCAGCCTTCTTGACCGCTTGACCAATCTTTCGGCTTTTCTTACCTGCGGCACGAATAGCGTTCCGAACAATATCATCCAACGGGATTTTGATGTTTGGTTTCTTTTTACTAGCCATTACTTTTTGCCTTTTCTTTTATTGAAGAACGGTCCACCTTCGTTCATAATATCTCGTCGTCGTTCTGCACGATAAAACGCTCTATCGTCTTTGGCAGAAACCATTTTGCGAGGAATTTGTTTACGGACTTGACGGTTTATGGCAGCATTTTCTACTTTACGATAAATTTTGTTTTCCGTTTTACGACTCACATTTTTAACTGCTTTTAATGCTGCCTTAGCAGCATCATCAATAAAACCCTGTGGGCGACCTACGCCATCAAATGCTTTACGAGGCTTACTTGCCATAATACTTTTTAGCCATACTTTCTGTCTTAGCCATAGCACGGCGCTTCGTCATGCTACGAGCAACCTGTTGTTGAACCTTAGGAGACATAGCCTTCTTTGAAGCCGCTTTAGCAAGCGGTCCCACAATGTCATCTATAATGCCTTTTGGACGGGCAATGCCATCAAATGCTTTGCGTGGTTTACCAGACATGATTATGCTTTTCTTTTTGGCTTCTTAGGCAACAAATATTTTGGTGAACGCTTTGGCATATCTTTTGGCATTGTCTTTGGCTTTGGCATCATAGGACGAATACCACGCTTTGGTGGCATTGGTGCCAATTCTTTAGGCATACGCTGTCTTGGAGCAACACGCTTAGGTTCACGCTCATTTGGGCGAGTATCAACACCACTCTTAGGACCCTTACGCTTTGATGGATATATTCTTTTACCGTCTGGTCTATCAAACGGATTTGGAATCTTAGGCATTAGTAACCTTTTTTAACAGACTTACCTTTGGACTTCTTGCCCTTAGGATAGTTAGATGTTTTGGTGCCAGCCTTCGGCTTGGCATCAGCATGCGAGGACAAAATACGGTACTTAACTGGCATGGTTCTCCTATATTGATTATGTTGGGTGAGGGGCTTTTATCCCCCCACCCAAACAAATTAATTACTTAACTGCACCACCAGAGTTTTTGCGGTACAACTGTACTGCTGATGCTGAAGTTACAACAGCAAGGAATGTTGCTGAAGTACCATCAAATACTGTCATCAGTCCACCACCAGTGATTGTCCAACCAGTTGCGGTTGTAACAACAATCTCAAAAGAACTTGCAAGGTTCACGATTGTGAACTCAAACGAAGTTCCAACTGCTTCATCTGTCAAAGCAGCGAGCACAAGTGCGGCTGTTGGCAGGGTGAAGGTTGTGTCTTGTGTTGGTGTCGCAACAAACAACTTACTAGTAAGTAGTTGTGCTGCTGTTGGTGTTGCTGCATCGGTGATGGCTACTGCTGTAACCTTCTCGTCTGCTGTAATATAGTTTTCAAGACGCTTGCGTGTTACCGCACCGTCTGTGTCGTTACCTTTTAATGGCATTATATTCTCCTAGTTTTGTTAGTGGTTAATTAAGCGGTCTTAGCGGTAAGTTTGCCTTGCTTCTTACGGTTACGGACCGTGAGGTTACCGTAGCACATAATCAAAGCGTAGCGTGCATCCAAATCTTCTGGACGAACAAACTCTGTCTGTTGGAACCACTTAGCCGAGTGACCGACAAGTGTGAGGTACTTGGTGTTCAAGAAGAACATTGTGCCTGCAGGCGCAGCCACATCGTACATTACAGGACTAGCCTTGAACAACAGGTTCTGGAAACCAGCATCTGCAGTCTTGGTGTCTGTGTAACGAAGGTTCGGTTGCAACAAAGCCTCATACTTTTCGTACAATGTTTGTGTTGCCAAAACCACATCTGGGTGGTCGTTACCAACAGAAATTGTGTTGTAAGCAGTGTTCATTTGAGCAAGAGTCAAAGCGGTGCTTGTGTTCTCCTCGTATGAGGACCAGTAAGTGTATGTTGATGAGTTGATGTTACCAACAGTGTTACCTGACTCAACAAGGTTACCCAAGCCGTTCCAGTCTTTGCCGCTGTTACCAGTTCCGTCACCGTAGAACATTGTGTTGAAACCTTCACGCATTGATTCCTCAGCCTGCATGATTTTGGCTTCCAACAAGTTGATGATTTCTTGCTCACCGTTGTTCTTGGCTTCTTCAATACCGCTGATTGAGATTGAGCCAGCATATTGCTTCCAATCGTATTCAGCAGCCGAGATACCAGTTTGTGGTGTCAATGAAATCGTGTCATAACCTGAGTATGAACCGATTGTGTCGTTCGTTGCATAAACAAGTGGTTCAACAATTTTTGTACCACCATTAAGCATACGGATGCGACCCTTTTCGTTCAACATGTAAGTCAGCGGGCGAGCCGTGAAAATGTTGTCCGTGAGTTGGTCACGATAATTTGCGAGCGTTGTAGTGAGCAGCGCATCAAAGTTGCTATTTGCCATTTTAATTTCTCCTAAAGTTGTTTGTAATGAAAATTATAGTTCTGCACCAAGTTGCCGTTTAGCAGCAGCCCAAGCATCACGAATATTGGTAATAGCCTCAACAGACTCAGTAGTAGTACTCGCAGGGTTAGAACCCCCCGAAACCACAGCAGCCTGACGCTTAGCATCAACAACCGATTTCTCGGTTTGTTGTTTCTTTGCCTCAGCCTGTTTCTGAATGTTTTGTTGTGCCATAAGTTTGTCAAACATAAGTTGTTTATATGTTCCCTCTAAATCGGTTGTCCCCATCCGCAAAGCGGTTTGAACTACAAGCGGAACATCAAAATCGCTGTAACGCTGCTGAAGGTTTTGAATTTCCCGCTCAATTTCCTGTTGAGATTGGTAATCTTCAAAAGATGCAACCCGCTTATCCAGTTCACGCATTTTCTGTTCCTGCGGGTCAAGTGATTCAAAATCATCAACCTCGGCAGCAACAGCAGCAGCCTGTGAACGACTAATGTTATAATGCCTAGCAAGTAGGTCAATAGTCGCTTCAGGGTCACGCTCCAAAGCCGTTTGAATCGTTGCGGCATACTGCATTTGATTGCGTTGCTCCGCTAACTCTTGCGTCTTACGAGTGTAATCTGCCTGTCGTTGATAACCAGCAAGCGCTTCCGACAAAGGAACTTGTAATTCCTCACCATCTAATTTGACTCTAACTACATGATTAGCGTAGTTTTCTGTCTCCAAATATGGCATATCAGAAACTTGCGTTTCCATTCCAACATCTTCGGTTGTCCCAGTCAAGGGTTCCATGCTGTCCTGTGTTGCGATTTCATCGCTCATTATGTTTTCTCCAAGAGTCCGTAAAAAATGGTTGCTCTCATCAATAGAGAGGGCTGTTCCCTAAAGGATTGGAGGCTGACCTGTCTCTGCACCAAGTTCTGGTTGAGGAGGTAACGGCATGCCCTGAGGTAACTGCTCAGCACCCATAGCACCCTCAGGTGCGCCCATAGGCGCACCCGCAGGAGCCTGAGCCATGAACTGTTCAGGCGATTTGACACCAAAACCAAACTGCAACACATGTGCAGCAAGTTTCTTCATATCAATCACACCCATGCTGGCAAACGGAGCCATAGCATCAACAAGTTGCAACGCCATCTGACGGCGGAACGACTCGTTTTGCGGCTGAGTAGAACCAGCCTCAACCTCATAATCAAACTCGCCCTCAAGATACTCACGGTCATAATTAATCCAAACCTGCTCACCATTCTTAGTAGTGATACGAGCAACCTGCTCACCAGTCATAAACTGTTGAGTTAAAGACACCAACCGTTTAGCAACCTGTGCAACAGCCTGCTCAACAGTAGCCAACTTGTCTGCCGTTCTAGCATTGGCTGCATCTTGAAGCAAGGACGACTCTGTAGCGGTACGGCGAATCTCGGTGCTGGCACCACGCATAAACTCTGACACACCAGAAATACGGTCAATGTCACCAATAATCATATTGGACTGGTTATAGAACTCTGGAGGAGTAATAGTTGCAGGCAAGTTAATCAACACATTACTTAAAGGTTCATCAGTAATAACAGGCACCATAACATTGTCCTCTTGCGACTCTAATGCTGTGCGACCCAACTGGTCAAACGCCGACTCCTTGTATAGATATTTGCGGGCATACCGTTTACGATGATTCATCATCTGTGTACGGGTTTCGTTCAACTCTTTTTGCAACGGCTCAATAGCCTCAAGTTCACCTATTGGATAAAAAGTATCTGGCACATCGTAGTCACGCAACATTACAAACGGATGACCAAACGAATATGGCATACGGGTTGGTTTAACTAAAAACTGTTCGCTGGTTTCACAAAACACCGACATAGTTTTAGTTGTAACATCGTAGTATTCCCAAATTTCTGCGTACCCAGCCTGTGTGTCATGGATTTTGCGGCGGCTCGGGTCGTCCGAGTAGCGGCTAACAGCCATAACTGTTACAGCCTCACGGGCTGCTTTGTTGTACCGTTTATCTGACTTAACCTCATTTATTGGGCGGCGGATGCGTTGAGCAATCCACCGCATATCAGCCATACTCGTTGCATCGGCATCAACAAACACATCCATTGGGGACACACGCTCAGCGAACGGTGAATCTTCCAAAATGATTGTATTCGTTGTGGACTCCCCACCTTCAATCGGGTCAGAAACATCTTCGTCCTGTCCAACAACTTCTTCCTCAACGAAACGGTACCCGACTTTAATCCAGCCATGACCGTACATAATGAAATCTTTGACCGCACGGCGGAACTCTGTTTTGATATCACGATGTCTCCACCAATAGTTCACAACCGCTTCAGCAATAATTGCGTTCGGTGCGTTCTCAGGCTTTACAGCATTAACAACAATTTTAGGATAATTAATAGCAATGCTTGGACCGATAACATTGATTGTAGAAAACACCACATTGATAAGCAAACGGTCATCATCGCTATAATGCTCATAATGGCGACCTTTATACAGGTCAGTTAAACGCTTCCAAGTGGCATCGTAGCCATCGTTTTTACGCCACCTCTTAGAGAACTCTAGTTTTTGTTTATATTGCTTAAGATACTCTGCCGATGATTTCCGTGCCATTATTTCCCCTGTTGTCCCTTATGCCATCCAATATGTTCATCTAACTTAGTTCCAACCTTATCCACTTTGGTGGCAACCTGCCTCAACAGGGTTCTAGCCTCAGCGTGTTGGCTGGTGTTTTCTGAACGAACCTTACTTAACAACACCACTATCGGACCACCAATAACCGCAACAACGATGGGCACAATAATGGATTCCACATTAAATCCAATTCGTCACAGGTTCCGCATTGATACCATGAATAGCGGCATCAGCAACTTGTTTCCGTTGCCGTTCACGAACCGTAGGACCATGAAAGTCTTCTTTGCCGTAAGTGAAACCTAAATTAACGGTTTTGATATGACAACTAAAGCAAACAGCGCCCCGTCTAGGCATTTCGTCAGCAATAAAGTTTTTTTCACAAGATTTACACACGATGTCCATACAAATATGTAACTTCTGTTCCCAAAACTAGCGCAAAGACCGCTCACGCACATTATGTGCCCCCATAGGCACCTTATTAGATGTCTGGTTACTCATCAAATGCTGCTCCCACCACAACAAACTATTCTTGGGCACTTTCGCATCACCCCGATACTCAGGAAGCCACACATACTTCAACATCTGATTACCGATAGCCAAACTGATAGTACGGTCATCATACGGACTACCAGACATCTTCCCATTAGGTTTACGAACATAAGTTTTTAACTCAGCCAAAGTTTTAGAGCAATAAACCTCAAGGTCAGCATTTCTTAAAGCACCAGCCAACTCGTCAATAGCCAACGGTTTACTAGAAACCGTTGTACGCCAACCCAAAGTATCCGTAGCCTGAGGCAACACCTTAGATAGACGGCGTTGTTTATAAAGATTACGGTAACCCAACTTTTGGGCAGCCTTAAGAGTTGTCAAACCATGATTATTGGACTCAATACCTAACAACGCAGTGTTATACCACCACGCCATTTGAGCCAACATTTCACCAAAAATATCTGGCTCAACATGTCCATGCCACGCTGCTGCAACATAACCATTAGAAGCATTAATTATGTGAGCAGAACTAAAGTCACCGTGAGCCAAACCTTCAGCGACATCGGCGCCAACCACATAAACAGATTCTGGGTCAGGGAACTCCCACACATCAAGATTGCCGTTTTCGCTGTTACGAAACTCCACAACATTATTTGAATAAACATGCAAATAGCCGACATCAGGTTCAACAGTTTCCATGCCGCTCAACAAATCTATATCAAATACAGGATTACCTGACTTAATAAACGCTTCCTCTGGGAAGCGTGGATACTCTTGATGCAACTGCCAAGACACCATGTTTTTTTGTTTAATGTCATACCAGCCCTCGTCACGGTCACCAGCAGACCAAGGAAAAAAGATACCAACAAACTGGTTTGTTTTAGTTTGCGAACCAACCCACAAATTATGAAAAAAGTTACCAGAACCATTAGCGGTGGACAAACAGATAACACGACCACCGACATCGGCAATAGGTTCAATAGACGCCCACGCTTCCTCAGGGTTTGGCAAGAACGCCATCTCGTCCACAATAACCAAATACACTGACTCACCACGAGCAGGGTCATTACCTGACGGCAAAGACTCAATAGCGGACTCGTTACCCCAAGTCATTTTAAGTTGATGCTCAGTTGTTTGCTTAGGACCTTTTTCTTTCATCCAATACGGCAAAAACTTGTAACCATACTTAGCCTTGGATAGCAACTTCATAGCCTCACGCTCAGTTCTGGACAACATGACAACAAATCTGTCAGACCAAAAATATGTTAGCCAAAACGCATAAGCAGCAGCCAAAGTAGAAAACCCAATCTGACGGGCTTTCAAAACAACAGAATACCTAGATGACAACCAGATACGCACAGACTCTTTCTGTGCGTCACGCAACTGAAACAAAATCCTTGCACGCTCAGGATGTTTAATAAACCAATAGTTTTCACAAAAATAAACAAAAGCAGCCAACTGCTCATCAATGCTGGCGTTCTCTGGACCTTTACATAAACGCCATTCTTTCTCGTTTAAAAGTTCAGTTAATTCCATTATTTACCCCAAGGCTGCCAACCATTGTTGTTATGTTCCTTAGAGTATTCAAAAATTGCTAAACCAGCCTGCAAATTGATTTCAGGGTTAAACAATTCAGAACACGAATCCAAAATGCCTTGAGCCTGCAACCAGCCCTGTTTATAGTATCTGTTTGGCAAACACCAAAACTGGTTAATTTGCATTAACCCAGCAGAACCACCATTCGGGTCAAGACTATTAAAGACCCTAGGGATGCAACGGGACTCACGCCACATCACATAATCCAACTTGGACAAATCTTTCCTAGACCAACCAACATCTAAAGCGTCATCCAACCAATGTCCACATTTACCTACCAGTTCTTTAGAAACAGCATGCAAATGCCCAACTGGGCTGATTAACAGCATGACAAAAACAGTAACAAACCATTTTTTCATAAAACCATCCTAACGGATTATTGTTGAGGTTTATTTCCCACAAACTCTACAACTGCCACAGGAATATCATTTCCTGCAACATAACGGATATGCCAAGGCTCGGATTGAACCTCGTGACTAAAACCAAACCTATCTTCATTATCTAGCAACCATTTCAAAATTTTGCCATTCGCATTAGCAACATCAACAGCCAACCCTAGCATATGGCGGCTACAAGTCTTAGGGTCGTCATTTGGTGCAGCCAACGGTGCAAAACCCTTTTTAAGCCACCACTTAACACCATTCCAAGTACGGGTACTAGAATTTGTTACAGGTTCCTTTTGATAGCGTTGCAAAAAACCAGCCTTCTGCTGGTCAATGCTACGAAACTGGTCACCCAAACTAGTTGGCTTCAAAACGACACCATCTACAGCAGCAGCAGCAACCATAGCATCCCAAGCATCAGCAGCACACAACTCCATCTTGCCACCACCAGAACATTTACGCAAAATATCTGGTTTAATCTCAGACGGCTTCTTGCCTTTAAGATGTGTGCAGAACTTTACTGCAACAACAGGATAAGACATTACTTCTTTGAAGATTTAGTACCAAAAGCAGCCGAAATTTCCTCAGATGACAATTCGCCATCAACAGAAGCCGCAGCCAACTTTTGAACAACACCAAACAACGCTGTCAGCCCAGCAACACCAGCAGACTTAACAACATCAACACCCAAAATGGCGCCACCAGTAATAATTGGTAGAGCGCTCGCAATAAACAACGAAATCAAACGCTGCCCAAGGTCCAAACTTTTTGCAATCATGTTATTCATTTTTATCCTTTTTTGTAAAAGTGATTATGGAATGAACCATAATCGCTGCACCTGTAAGAAAAGTTGCCTGTCTAAGAGTAGGACCAGACAAAGTAATCAAAACCATGCCAGTTCCCGCCCATGTCCACGCATTATCTACAAGATAATCCAATATGCGTTTCATTATTGTTTAGCCCTAGAGGTAGGCAACATTGTCAATGTTGCTCCAATAGCGACCAAAGTACGCCTAGTAGAAACAGGAATGTTTGACCCCGTAGGAACATAGTTTTCAAACTGTGAACCAAAAATGTCAATCACTCCCTCAAATGCTTGTCGTACCTCAGTCGGGGCTGCTTGAACAGCCTCTACAATTAACGCAGCCTGTTCCTCTGTTAAATCAGCAGGGACAACCTCAGAAAACAACTGTTCGGCATCTTCTTCGCTAATTACTTGAAGAACAGCCACATTGGAAACCAACTCTGTTGCCTGTTCGCTGGAGATATCTGCAGCCAATATGGATTCTATAATGGCAACAACCTGTTCAGGGCTGGCATCTTCTAGGTCATCCAGTATTTCTTCAAATTGTTCATCTGATATAATGTCTGATGATGAATCATCTAATATTAGTTCTGTTGTTTCTGGTGTATATTCCTCTGTCTGCTCTTGTTCTTCTGGCTGCGTTGTATCAACGACATCAAGTTCGTCAAAAGTCTCAGGAACGGTTATCTCAACAGTGGTTGGAGTTTCAGGCTCGTCAAGTTCTGAATCAGGAATACTGGGACCAGTCTCGTTAGGATAGGTTGTAGATGTTTCCTCTATTTCGTCTAAAGGTTCGGTTGTGGTTGTTGTCGCTTCTTCTAAAGGTTCGGCTGTAATTGTTTCTTCAGGTTCGGTTGTAGATGTTGTTTGAGTTGGCACATAAGGTGCTTCAGTTGTTGTCGTTGTGGTGGCAGGCACTGTCGTTGTTGTTGTCGTTTGCGTGGTTGTTGGTGCAAGAGTTGTTGAAGTCGTTGTGGTCGTTTGTATGGGAAGGGTTGTCGTAGATGAAGTCGTGGTTGAAGTTGTTGTTGTTGTCTCTGGCAGCGTGCTTGTGGTTGTCGTGGTCGTGGTTGTTGTTGTGGTGGTTGGGCTACTACTAGTAGTGAACGCCGAGTCTGGGACTATCGCCCAGCCTTCATCATCAATGTTCCATGCGAGCATCAGGCAGGACGCACCGCCGTTCTCATACATAAACAACTGAAGCGGCAAACTCCCAGCGTCAAGTTCTAGTTCGTCCGACATACTCCACGAACAACCTTGGTCATTCCAAACACCGAATGTGTTGCCGTCAATAGTTATCTCACCACCATCATCGTGAGCGAGCATGAACTCAATCGTGTTGTGTTCAGGGATGTTTATGTACCCTGTCATGTGAACCATGAACAGGTCGCCTGTGCAATCCTCGTATGGTTCACCATCATAGGAACGGTTTATATTGTTTTCTGTCTCAGTTCCGCAGACAGGGTATTCGTCAGTTGATTGAACTGGCGGGATTACATCAATCGTATAATAGGTGGTTGCTAAACCCGCAACTGGTTCTGCGTTAGCATTTTGCGGTATAACCGCAAACAGGATTGCTGGTAGCGGTATAAGCCACCTAGTTAAATTGCGCATTTTTTGTTCAATCCTTGCCACAACAATTCAATTTTTGACAAATCAGCATTTTCAATACAGCCTAAAATTGTTGCTTTAGTGTTTGATATTTGTCGTGGATAACAGTCTGGAAATTTGTGCAACATTTGGTCTTGATATTCTTGAACATTAACAAAAGAAGGTTTATCCAAATTATATTTTTGAGCATAGTTAAACATAACTTTGTTTGGTTCTGCGCTTAAATCAACAAGCGAACAATAATAAACATTAAATTGACTTATTGTTTCGTAAAAATAACAATATGTATCTATCGTTTTTTGAATATTAAGTTTTGTATCTAAACAACACAATGAACTAATTGCATCTTTATAATGTCTAACAACAGTAATAGCATTATCGTTGTTTAAAGTTTTAGGATTGTGTTGCCCCCAAAACTTTTTATAATTTGGGAAAGCCAAATCAAGAATCAATCCAAGTGTATGAGTTCCGCTTCTAGGAAAAGTGTCGTAATTTAATGTTCCCAAGACAGACTTGTTTCATTCCAAACCCAAACAAGAATGTCATCAGGTTTTGGTGTTGGCGGCTGCCAATTATAATTGCTGTCAAGAATCCAAGATGGATATGGTTTCGGTGGAATAAAATTTGTTCCATCAAAAGTCCAACCAATACCACCACGACTACAAAGAACATAGGTTTTGGTTGTTTGTGTTGCAATAAAATTTTCATCAGCAACGATTACATTGACAACTGTGTTGTTCTCTATTTGTGCATAATTGTTAATCATGATGCAACCCTAAAAATAACAACCCCCGATTTACCATTTTTCCCTGCGTTTTGGGTATATGGCGCAGAACCGTTGCGACCACCACCGCCACCACCAGAACCATAAGAGACTCCAGCAGTTGAACCGCCGCTAGTTCCATCGCCACCTTGACCACCGCCAGTTCCACCAACGCCACGACCAAGAAAGTTGTATGCACCGCCACCACCGCCAGAAGCAAGCACCGTCATTCCTGTAAATGAAGTTGGAAAATTAGCAGCAGTCAAATTGGCATCAATACTTGTCATTGTGTATCCTGCGCCACCATTACCAGACTTAGTAGAACTACCGTTACCACCAACAGCCGTAGCACCACCGCCACCACCAGTAACATAAGCGAATCCACCATCTGCACCACCAGCAAATGTGTTAGAACCAGATGCACTTCCACCAGTTGGGTCGCCGCCGCCACCGCTACCACCAGTATTTCCAGTGCCTTGTCTGCCTGCACCGCCACCCAATGCAGTAAGAATATTTACAGCATTAATTTCTATAGTTGTAGTTCCGCCGTTTGTATTCGTAGTATCATCACTTGTACCAACACCATTAGCACCAATAATGACAGATACCGTTGTGCCGTTAGTTGCAATAGTGGTAGAAGTAAACAAATCAAGTTCACCAGCACCACCACCGCCTGCTTGACCGAATCCACCAGAACCACCACCGCCAATAGCAAGACAATCTAAACTACCTTTACCCGTTGTAGTAAGACTTCCCGAAGAAGTAAATACAACATATGTAAATCCACCAACAGTAACAGTTTCTTGACCGCCACTTATTCTTAATGCTGGATTAGAAGGCAACCAATCGCTAACAGAAGTTGAAACCCGTGTGCGCTGACCGTATCTAGACATCGCTAAACCTTAAGCGATTTCGTTTACATATCCGTGAATAACAAGAACATTCGCAGTCGCAGCAAACGCTTTAACAACAAGAGCAGTAGCGTTACCTTGCAACGGCAAACCAGGAACAATTAAAGTTAAACCAGTCTCAGGCTGAACTGTTAGTTCAATGTTGCCATCAGGTGCAGTAGCCTCGCCCCACTCAATCGTCAATTTAACAGCAGAAGCAGAAGTATTTACCACATACAACCACACCTCATGGAAATGTGCTGTGTTCGTAGGACCAGTATGAATCGTTGTACCAGCCGTAGCAGTCTGAACAACCTTGATGCCTTTACCGTCAGTTGAACCGCTAAGGTGGTTTTTTGTAAATGTTGCCATGTGTTATCTCCTAATAAGTGGTTAAATCGTTCCCTAGTTAAATACTGCGTTACATAAAACATTATCGGCATCAGCAAAATCAACCGTTACCGACACCCCAGCAACCTGAGTATCAACATAAGCCTGAGTAGCAACAGTACCAGTCTCATTAGGGAAAGTAAGAGTACGGTCAGCAGTCGGGTCCACAACCGTCAAAAAGGTTTCAAAATCGTTATCGGTAGAACCCTCAAAACGAATCATATGTGTAGCAGGTAGTTCAATACCATGAATCTTTGTTGGAACACCACCACCAGCATCCAAACCAATAACAGCAATAGCGGCAGCCAACTCTGCTGCCGTAATCTTTTTAGTTTCCGTAGCCGACACATCCACAATAGGGAACACATCTGTGCTAGCCGTGTTAGCGCCAGTTAGCGCCGTTAAAGCAGTTATCTTCTTATCAGCCATTACCAGCCTCCATTAAAACGAATGAACCATCCTCTAGTAACAAATCTGTTCCATCTTCCTGTTCTAAGTTGGAAACCGCAAAATCTGGGTCATTCCAATACGAATTAGCCAAATCGCCACGAGTTGTCCCCGTAGCGCCAGTAGCAGCATAAAACTCGTAACCCAAAGTGTTACTAAAGTTGTAACCGTTATCTTGAGCAAAGGCATACATCATGTCACCCAAAGTGGACAAACTAGGATACTGTGCCTGCAAAGACACAAACATTGCATCGTTAGTTGTAGCCATACTTATAGTTCCTCTAGTTCCCTAGCAAAAGACTCTGTTTCCTGACGAATATGTTTCTCACCCAAAGCAGCCCTAGCAATCAACGCATCCAACTCTGCATCAGAAATGTCCTCCAACTTCTGCGAGTGCTCAACCTTAATTTGTGTAGGAGCCAACCTGTTAGTTGCCTGAAGATATAACTGTGCAGCCTTGTTATCGCCATCCAACGCTTTCGTATATAATGAATCCAACAACTTCTGTGACCGCTCAGGAGAACCCTGCAAGTCCTCAACCCGTTTAGCCCACTCCGCCTTGAAGGACGGTTTTTTTTGCCAGCGTCTAAGAGTTGTCGGGTCAATACTTTCCTGCTGAGCATACTTCTCTTGCGAACTAGGAATCCGACCAGACGCTGGCGTGCATAGCCAGTTCAAATATTTTTCTTGTCTCGGGTCTAGGATGTTTTCTTTGTCCATGCTATTAATGTTCTTTCTGTTCCGTAGGGAACAACGGGGGGGATTATAGGGGGGGTAAGGGATACTGGATAGTGTAGGTCGCTGAGTAACACGAAGCGACACAATAGAACAGTTTGTGCTGTTCACAATCACAATAGGCGTGGACAACAATGGCATACACTAAACCTGAATTACGACAGCGCATATTGTCTGCTGTTAAATCTGGTACCGATGGTGGCAAAGCAGGGCAATGGTCAGCACGCAAAGCACAAATAGTAGCGCAACGCTACAAGAAGGCTGGAGGCGGATACTCAGGACCTAAGACCTCTGCACAATCATCGCTCAGTAAATGGTCTGGAGAGAAGTGGCGTACTAAGTCAGGTAAACCATCTACAGTGGGACCTAAGGCTACTGGTGAACGGTACCTACCATCTAAAGCCATTAAAGCATTATCTGCCAAAGAGTACGCTAAGACTACTGCCGCAAAGCGTAAAGGCACCAAGGCTGGTAAACAGTTTGTTAAACAACCCAAGTCCATAGCAAAAAAAACAAGGAGTTACCAATAATGCCAAAAACTGCTGCATGGACAAGAAAAGAAGGCAAAAACCCTAAAGGTGGACTCAACGCCAAAGGACGAGCCTCATACAAAGCACAAACAGGAGGAACACTGAAACCACCTGTCTCAGCAAAACAAGCAGCCAAATCACCGAAAGCGGCTGCACGCCGCAAATCGTTCTGCGCACGAATGGGCGGCTCCAAAGGACCACTAAAAGACTCCAAAGGACGACCAACACGCAAAGCCCTAGCGCTGCGTAAATGGGATTGTTAAAAATTTTATATATTATATTTTTGTAGGGGGACCCACAAACATGGTGTGGGGGTATCCGAACCTAAAAAAAGTTTGCTCCAACCCTAGGCTATAAGAATCATACACAGAGTGCATGCCCGTACCCCCCCATGCCCCCATGCGTGGATGTGACAGTGTGGATAAGTTGATATTTCGGTGATATATCAGACCATAATGATTACAGGCAAATCAGAGGTCGCCTGATGTGGGCACATGTACCAGTCATGGGTACATAATGCACATCATTTAGGCGTCATTCGGGTGCGAAACGGACTGCTAAACGAACCTTTGATTTTTGGTGGGGGTATGGCGTTTTGGCAAACCGCCTGTTTAGTGTGTGATTTCGGTGCGCATTATGCGTAGGGAAACAGGCGTGTAAAAGGCGTGCGGTTTGATGTTTGCTTTTTGTTTTGGGATGTGTAATAGTGTTTGGCATCGGTTCTGAATTGTTGATGACTCATTGCGACCCAATGACGAGGCATATCAGACGATAGGCAACTCCATCGGGTAATCTGATGGCTCATAGGTTGTCGCTGTGTGGTTCTGTGGCTTGCCCTCAACTACAAGTGCCCTTTGTCTAGAGGTTGGGCAGTGAATACGGGATGCGGTAATTGTGCATCGGCATTATGGAATCGTGAGCGGTTCGGTATTCACAGACTGAGGCAAGTTCATTTGCGTAGTCATCGGCACACTTTGAGGGTGTTGCGGTTCGGGGACATGGCGAATGAATTTGCGGAGCGATTCATGGTGTGGCATCATTATGCCTTTACGAGTGAATCACGAATAGGTGGGGCTAGTGTCCTTGTAGCAGTGCGATTCTGTTACCATCTACGATGCAATTATGCAGATTAAGTAGCGATTACGAACATGGACTGGGGGGTTCATTTATGAAATTGGCACATATTAACCCGAACGAATCGGGTCAATGGTTCCGTGAGGGTTCTGAGCGTAAGTGTGGTCAGTGGTCTTATCAAGACATATTGGATAGCGCTGGTCGTAAACGCCGTTATGTTAAGCATCATGGTACGGTCATGGGTGCTTTTACGGATAGTGGTTATAAAAATGTTTGGCAATTTTTTCCGATTTCTACTGGTTGGGGCAGTGCTTCCGACCAGCAGGGCATGAACAAAATTATGCCTTCGGGATGGAAATTTCGCCGTAATGGTGGCAAGCCACGCTATGAATATAACGGAATTGAAATGTTATAGATAGTTTTGCTATACTTAATTGAATACGATGGTGGACGAGCATGGTGCTCGTCATTAGATGTCCGTGAACGGACAGCCATTACACAACTTGACTGGGAGGTCATTTCATGAGTGCAGTTAAATCGTTAAAAGTCATAGGATATGACTCAAGTAATTATGTTGTCACTTTTGAGGACAACAGCACTAAACACTTTAGTGATTGTGTGAAAAACGAGAAGATTGCTTTATGCAATTTTCTCGGTATCTATTTCAAGGGTAAACCTGCTCAGTATCATTCGCTGGTTGCGATTAATGATGCCATTGTGAATGGCAAGCCATTTATTGTTTATTCGCCTCCTGTACATTCAGTGCCTTATGAGCCCGTAGTGGTTCCTCAACCTACGGTTTCGGCTGGTTCGTTGGATGGTGCGATTCAACTTGTGGTGCATAATGCGGTGCAAGTTGCATTGGACAAGTTCAAGGCTGGGGTTGATGAAACACAAGTTCAGCAACTAGTTGCCGATGCGATTGACCCACTGTTTAATGGCTTCAAGCATGAGGTTACCAAGCAGATTGATTCGCTTCGTCCTCAGGTCATGAATATCACGGTTGCCAATAAACCTACGGTTCAGATTCAAGGTGTTTTGCATAATCGGTTTACCGATATTTTGCACACTGTTGGTGCTGGTGTCCATGCTTACCTTGTGGGTTCTGCTGGTACAGGTAAATCTACGATTGGTAAGCAGGTTGCTGATTCTTTGAATGTGCCGTTTGCATCCAAGTCGGTTTCGGGGCAGACTCCTGAATCGGCGTTGGTGGGCTATATGGCTGGCGGTGGCAACTATGTTGGTACCGAGTTTCGCCGTATCTTTGAGCATGGCGGTGTGTTCTTGCTGGACGAAGTGGACAACGGCAACCCGAATGTGCTCAATGTGTTAAACAGTGCCCTTGCGAACGATGCTATGGCGTTTGCCGATGGCATGGTTTCACGGCATCCGAATTTCGTTGCGATTGCCACAGCGAATACCTACGGTAACGGTGCTACTGCCGAGTATGTGGGGCGTAACCCGATTGACAAGGCGTTTCTGAATCGTTTTGCAACGATTGACATTGACATTGATGAGAATGTTGAAGATGCGATGCTTAATTCGGTTGGCTTGTCGTTGGATGTGTCCCGTCTGTGGATAACAGCGATTCGCAAAGCACGAGCCAATGTGTTCAGTGCTGGGTTGCGAGTGTTGGTTACCCCACGCAACACACTGAATGGTGCCAAACAGATTGGTGCTGGAATGGCTCCTGCGAAGGCGTTTGCGACACAGATAACCGCTGGACTCAAGCCTGAGCAGTTGGACAAGGTGATGGCTGGTGTCACTATCTAGTGGCATCGGTTATCATTCAATATCGTTTCTACGAAACTGGGAGGTTTCATTATGGGTACATTAACTTGGGTTAATGGTAAGAACATTCTGCTAGATAAGTTTGATTCGTTTGGTGACATGTTGGCTTATGCCAATGCGAACCCGAACAAACAGCAATCAGATAAAGGCGATACCACATTTTGTGAAACTGCGAACTATGCGGAGGCTCACAAGTTGGCTGTTGAGGGCTGGCATGCGGTTCGTCCCGAGGTTGAGCGAATCATGTCGCAATTGTCTGAGCAGATTGATAACCGTTTGGATATGGTTTCGGAGTTGGAATATGCGACCTCAGGTGGTGCTGTTGATGTGGGTCGTTGGCTAACTGGCGAACCTGAATGCATGTACAGTTTCGTTCCGATGCCGAATGAGCGTATGGGTCGTGTGGTCAAAATATTCATTGACTACGGTGCATCTGCATCATTCAGTGCCGAGTTCATTCGTCAGCGTGGCATTGTGCTGTGTGCTTTGGTGGACACTTTGCAGAAGATGCGTGTCGCTTGTGAAGTGTGGGGCGAGACTGCGGTTACCTTCGGTAATCGGGTTCACTCTACGGTTGTCAAGTTGCATGACGCTACGGCTCAGATGGACATTGATGAGTTGATGTTCGCTTTGGCGAACCCGTCAATGCTGAGGCGTATCACATTCTCGGTTCGTGAACTCGCTGGGTGCGGTTC